CCGGAGCGGCGGGAGCCGGAGCGACAGGTGCTACGGGAGCCGGATCGGCGGGGAGATTGGTCGGCGTAATCGCCGGAACAACGTGCATTTCCTTGGGCTTCCGTGGGTACGGAATCACCAGCGGCAGCTTCACTTGCCTATGTAGGTTGCGTAGCATGGATCACTCCTCAATGTTGTTGGTGTTTCATCGTTTCAGGCCGCGATCCACGAGTAGCCTTGACCCGCCGCACTGCCAACAAGGAACACCTTATTCAGGTTGTCCACGTTGATAGCCGGCGTGGTCTCGCCCTTGCCGAGGATGTAGCCTTCTTTGGCGTCATCGGCCGAGTTACCGATGCAGAGGACTCCGGTGTTGGAGCCGTTGGCGCGGATCACCAGATTGCGGTGAATCACTCGGTCGCCCAGCGGCATGGGAGTCGTATCAACAGTCCCGCTGCCGGTGACAAAACCGGGCGGGCGCTTGAGAGGGGCCGCAACAAGGACCGAGGCTACAACAGGTGTCGGATCGGCCATCGTCGGTTCTCCTACTCAGCTTGGTTGTTCTTACCCTTACCCCGGACCTTGGGCTGCCGGCTGTCTTCCAGGGTGGTGTCCTGGCTGACGGTCTTCTCGTCCGTAGGGGCGTTGTTCGGATCGGTCGAGAGATCGGGCACGCCCCGCGAGGCAGGATCGCCGGGCAGACCGCTTTTGCCACCGGCAGTGGCACCGACTTTCACCTGGGCCTGAAGCACGCGCACCGCACGATCAGCATGATCCTTGCGGGCTTGCAGATACTCGTCATCGTCGAAGCCCAAGGCGATGGAGGCCGTCTTCTCACCACAGACGCCGTTGATAACGGATTGAATGATCGTGTTCCAATCACTCGTGGTGTAGGGCGCGGCGTCGATTTCCTTGTTGATGGATTCGAGATCGTCCACGCTGATCTTGCCGCCCAAGAGGGCCAGCACGATGCACTTGGCAAGTTCCTTCTTGACCTTGCGGCCAGGAACCGAAGCCATCAACTTCAGGAGGTTCTGCGCCTCGTCGATGCGGTCGGCGTCGGTCCTGAGATTGTAAACGTCAGGATACTTGATCGTGGCGATCTGACGATTGGCGGCATCCCGCTCTTCGTAAGCGGCCCAGTGTTCGGCCACTTGACGTTCGCCGTTTTCCAGTACCAGGCCGATATAGGACAGACCGGCTTCAAGGCCCTGGTTGTCCATCGCCTTCGACTCGGCCGACTTGCTCGCTAGACTGGCAACCGAAAGGTTGACAAGCTGACGAATCTCGTCGCCCAGCTTGCTCTGCAACTCCATCGACGCGCGGAGCGGATCGGAGGGAGGAGCGATGAAGCTGGGGGCGGTGAGTCCCTTGTCGTAGCTGCGGCCGTGCGTGGCACCGACTGTGATGTCGGAGTCGCTGCTGGGCTGTCCGCCTGTGGTGGCCGTGCCGTCTGTGGCGGCCGGCTTCAGGTGGGCACCGCTGGCCCGCAGATCGCGTTGCTCAACGTAGAAGGGGAAGTTGGATTTCAGGGCATAGTTCACGTCGCTGGAACCGAGGTTCAACAGCGCGATCTGGTGATTCACCACGTCCTTAATCATCGAATCCCCGATGTCCAAGAGGACGAAGGGAATACGCCGCAGTTCCAACTCGTAGACGCCGCCCGGATTTCCGTCGCGGTCTACCGGGTTGCCGTCCGTGTCGAGGAATTGCAGATTGACGAAGCCCGTGTCGCGGTTGATCCACAACATGCGGAAGCGCTCGACGGTGGTGGTGGGCAAATAGGTCCGCTGATCGAAGTTGAGCACTACGTCCCGCAGCAAGATGGCTTGAAACTCGGAAGGCTCTTCTGGTCTAGCGCAGGTCCAACTGAGGATGTCTTCAATCGGGTAGTAGTAGAGGTAAGGGCGCTGCTCTTGGGCCTGGGCCAGGGTCACTTCCCCGGTCAGGGCCGGAGCATCGACGAAGACGCCGACACGACCCATAATCAAGAGGTCCGTGAGAACCTTGACACCAAGGAAGGCGTTCATGTTCAGGCCGCGCTTGTCCACACCGAGGTTCAACCCGGCGACGGCCGACTGATAGGAGGACGAGCCGCCACGTCGGGTGATGTCGCGCATCCGCTGGAAGATCGAGTTGCGAACGTCGTTGATCGCCAATCGAGCGAACGCCGGGATCGGCGTCATTTCCAGCCGGTCGTTGAAGTCGATGTCATCTTCGCGCTTGCTGAACTTCTTGAGATACAACTTGCGGAAGTATTCGCCGCCGTTGTAGGTGATGCGCCATTTGCGCCAGTCGAGGAGACTTGAGAGGTAGGAAGGATGCCTCACTTCCACAATGTTTGTGATGTATTCAACGACCAAGGGAGGCGCTCCTTAAACTTGGGCTCGCAGATAGCGACTGCTTATTTCGAGCCGATGAGAGTGGATTACCAGATTCGCAGGACGCCCATGTTTTCGCCCATTGACGTGTCCACCCACATATCGCCGGTGGCGATGGCGGGATAGGCAGCGAACAAGGCGTCGGGATTGTCTGCGGCCGGCAGATTGCCGTAGTTGACGTGGCAGAACGTGTTGGGCGCAACGGCCGTGAGTTCCCAGGTGATACTGAGCCAGGGTTGCGGGCCGATGCCGGCAGCGTAGCCGCCGAGGATAAGACTGTAGGCGCTGGAAGCCGTGGCTCCGGTTCCGATGGCCACCGAGTAATTGCCACCGGCGCTGGCACCATATCCAACGGCCGTGGACTTCGTGCCGCTGACGTTGGCGCGGGTTCCAATCGCCAGGGCATACTGGCCGCTGCAACTGGCATAGTACCCGCTTGCCAGGGCGTAGTTGCCGCTGGCGCTGGTGTAGCTTCCGCTGGCCGTTGCATAACGTCCGCTGGCACTTGCCACAAAGCCGACTGCCAGCGCCGCATTGGCGGTGGCGTAGGCGTTAGGCCCTAGCGACAGACTTCGGTTTCCCGTCGCGTTTGCGCCCGGTCCAATCGCTATGGAGGAATAGGCCGAGGCAGTGGCGTTAGCAGAAATCGCCGTTGAATTCAGGCCGCTGGCGGTTGTATAAGCCCCAATCGCCGTGGCAGCGCTGTAGCCCGAGGCAGTCGCATTGGTCCCGATTGCCACTCCGAACTCTTGAGCCGTAGAGCCTCGCCCCAACACCAGGGATTGCTCGGCAGGTGCAGTGGCGTTAGCGCCGATGGCAACGGCGTAGTTGCCGCTGGCACTGGACTCGAATCCCAGTGCGATCCCATAATTACTGGCGGTGGACTGGTATCCGATAGCGTTTGCGCCTGAGTTGGCGACGGCGCTGTTGCCAAGCGCCACGGACTTCCAGTTGGCGTTGGCATTGGCCCCCAGGACCGTCGAATAGACGCTGGCGGTGGCAGCATAGCCAACCGCCGTCTGATAGTTGATACCACCCCACACCGCTGCGTTGGCGGCGTCCGCGTTGACGCCGACCGCCGTGTTGTAGTTGCCGCTGGCCGTGGCATTGTTACCGATGGCCGCGCTATTGGTTCCCGCCACGGCACCCGTGCCCAGCGCCCCGACCGAAGAGGAACCGCTGCTGCCGCCGCCTGCGGCGATCCAGCCGGTAGCGCCATCCGCATTGCCGTAGAGGATGTCGCCGGCCGTGTCCCAGTAAAGGGTGCCTTCACTGGCGGTGTGCGTCGGTGTGCCGCTGCCGGTCTGCACCACGATTTCGCCAAGGATGCCGTTGGCCGTGATCTGTCCGCCAGCCAGCAACGTCATCACGACATCGAGACTGCCTGCATCCAGGTCGCTAATGTCGATCAGTTTATACGTGCCGCTGTTTAGCTGCTTGATCTTGGCTGGTGTATAGGCTGGCATCGTACCGTCTCCGCTTTAAGTCGTCACACACGACCAGGAACTCAGCAGTCCCAGGTTAGGGTTGTCCGAGCGGAACGCGCGGTAGGTCTCGCTGTATCCCCATTGGTTTACGTGCGTCAAGATGCTCCCGCCCGTCCCGGCCCCGTCCATGCCGCCCGCCAGGAGCGAACCGACGTAGAAGGTAATCGTGTGATAGGACAGACGGCTGGGAAACAAGTACCAGAGATACTCGCCCGCACCACTCACCGGCGACGTGCTCGGATCGTAGGCTGCGGCGTCCTGTAGGGCACTGATGGTGGCTGCATTGATTTCCGCGTCCGTAAGCGCGTCCGCCGTGGCATGGGTGGATTTGAAGAGATAGGTGCGATTGGGAGCCGGACTGTTCTGGGCAGATACCGTGCCGCTCCCCAGGCCGCTGAGTAGCGAGCAATACTGCTGGAAACTCTCCACGAAGCCCGAGGCGTTCGTCACGTCGGTCGTGCCGACCGGGGCGAAGGCGGCGCGTTCGCCGTTGATGGCAAAGTAGCTGACCAGTCCCAGGGCAGCGCGATGGGCGTACCAGAAATACTGGCCGGCTGCGGCCGTGGCCGTGAAGCTGCCGACACTGTTGTTGTCGGTCGCCAGTCTGCGGAGGGCCACGACTTGGGCACTGGAAAGCAATGTCGCCTGGGCATTCACACCGCCGTAGCGGGAATTCAGGTAGGTAATCGTGCAAGTCCGCGTAAGGCCCGCAACGCCGCTGACGGTTGCCGTGGCCGTGAAGGTCCGAACCTCGCCGACTGAGAAGCCTTTGTAGACGGCCTTACTCGGCGGCACGGTGCCGGCGTTCAAGGCGGCATAGCTGGCCGGCAGATTGATCGGATAGTCGAATCCCACGACTTGGCCACTGTCCACACTGATCGAGGCGGTCGAAGGCACACCGACATAGGAGACGACAAAGGATGGTATGACATCAATCGCAGCCATCACCGCCACTTCCCGGACCAGTGCGGAGCCGCCGTCAACGGTGAAGCCATTGATCGAGGCGACGAAGGCCAGGACGTTGGTGAACGATTTCTCCACCCAGCCGCCCATCGTGGAATCATAGATCAATTCCAGAACGCCGCGAGACGGGGAGAGGGCACGGGTGGTCGCCGCCAGTCGCAGGTCGCTGCCACCCAGCGTGCCCATGTCTTGCAGCGTGATGGTGTGCGTCCCGGTGTTGACCAGGACAGCAAGTTGACCGTTGCGTCCGGGGGCGATGGTCGGAACGGCCGTCAGCACGTAGTCCGCATCAGAGGTCAAGGGCGTCACAGCGTCACCGTCATTGACGACAATCACGGCAGCGGCCGACGTGAGATTCTGAGCAGCGGCCTCCGTGTAGAGCCCAGTGATTCCGCCTGCTGGTCCCGTGGCTCCCGTGGCTCCGGTCGGGCCGGTGGCCCCGATCGGGCCTGTGGGTCCGCTGGGTCCGCCACCGGGACCGGTGGGTCCGGTCGGGCCTTGACTGGCTGGTTGTTCAACGGCGAAGTTCATGGCGGCACTCCTGGACGCTCAGGCTTAGGCGGCCTTTGGCGGAATTAGTCAACGTAATCGCCGATCAAGCGTGCGAGCCGCTGAAGGCCGAAGCCCTGATACGGGTGCAGGCGGAAGAGCACTTCGCGGCAAGGATTCGCGTAGGTGTCGGCCGGGGCGGACTCACCGAGGGCCACTTCCTTGTCGGCCAGGGCCGCCAGGAGCAGGTAGGCCAGGTCGCTGGCGTTATCCTGCATGTTGCCGTTCAGTCCGAGTTTGGCGATGACTTTCTGGAAGCAATTCATTTCTCTGTCTCCGATTCAAAGTGTCTAAAGGAATTTCTTGATGTCCTGCCCCGTGGACATGGAGGCCGCGAAGGGCAGAGCGATTTCGGCATAGTTCAGCGAGTGGGCAAAGTGGTCAGGTCCAGTCTCCACGAACGTGGCGACCGGATTGCCCGTCTCGTCTTTCTCGTAGGTCCGCACGAGCGACTTCAGGTGCTCGCGGTATTCCAGCGTGAGGTCACGCGGAAGTATGATGCGGCTGGGTTTGGTCTTGAAGCGACCCAGCGTGCAACTCAGCCAGTTGGTGCGATCAACGGTGGCTATGGGAGCGCCGCCGTCTTCCTCGCTCACGGCAACTTCCTTGGCGGACTGGCCGCGCCGATAGCGGCAAAGCCAGACGTAGCCGTGGAAGCGGCGGGCGAAGCGGCGAGCCTCGTTGATCTGCGGATCGGCGTCGATCACGCAGGCCAGGATTTGCCACTCCCGCATCAGGTCGTTGAGCATTCCCCAATCGTCTTCATGGAACTTGCCGAACCAGAGCAGCTTGCCGATGGCGGCGACGTTGATGTCGCTTGACATTTGATCGACGAACCACTCCATTACCGAGACATAGTTCCATTTGCCCTGGTCCACGCCCATCGTGATGCAGCGTTTGCCGCCCGTCGCCGGGCGTGGATCGTTGAGCGTGTGGCCCTTCAAGGCGGCGTCAATCATTTCGTCGGTGACTTGGGCACCGGTGCCGATGAAGGGCAGACCGAGTTTCGAGTTGTGGAATTCTTTGTTGGCGGCTTCATCGCCTAGACCGCGATGGTAGGCCAGCACGAGTTCGCCGGGCGTGACCGTGCTTGAGTAGAGTTGGTTGACGTAGAAGCCCCGCGAGTCAACAGGGTCCACGTTAGGGGCGGTCGCCACCCATTGGGCGTCGGCCAGCCAGATGGGCTTGGTCTTATGATCCAGCGGATGCTGGCACTCTTTGCACTTGATGAACGATTCTTTGCAGCGCGGGTCTTGGACCGACTCGCCGATGATCTCGATGCAATCGGGCCAGGTCAACTCCGTCAGTCGTCCGCAGTGCGGGCACTTGAAGAAGTAGTGCTCTTGCGTGCTGGTGAGGAACAGCTTGTGGATGCCGTACTTGGGAATCGTGGGCGTCGAGATGGCAATGACGTGCTTCTCGACCTGACCCGACAAACGCTCCAAGGCGAGCCAGATGGCCCGCTGGTCCATTTCGTCCACTTCGTCGAGGATCAGTTCGGAAACTGGAATCGACTTGAGGTTGCTGTCGCCGCGCGAACCACGGATGTAGAGTGAATTTACGCCGGTCGATTTGAGCCCGACCGTATTCGTGTCCGTGAAAAGATTCTTCAGATACGGACTGAGATTCAAGGCACCCGAGAATCTTGCTTTTGAAAAATAGCTCGCGTTCAGCGAAGTAGGCAAGACATAGAGCACGTCGCGCTTCAACTGGTCGAGCGTGTAGAAGGCTCGATTGATTCCCGTCTCCGTGACGCCAAGCTGGGCGGCTTTCATGGCCACCGTGAAGGCGGACTGGGAATCGTGAATCTCGCGGCACCAGGGGTGATGCAGGAAACTGTATGGCCCCTCGAAGGGCGCACCCATCACTCGGCGGTGCTCCGACCAGCGCGAGCAGAACCGCTTGAGGATTCCACTCCGCATCCCTTCTGCTACCGTCAACTTCAAGATGTCGTTGAGGCCGAGGGCGTTCATTATGATCCCTCACTGGTAGCGTGAATAAAAAAGGCTGATTAGCAGGCTCGCGTAAGACAGTGTTTAGCTGTGGGGTTGGCGTTCTTCCTGTCAGCCTATGTTTCCGTTGGCACTGGGCTCTTGAGGTAAGAGCACAGTGCCAACGGCCTCTCGTTGCCGAGAGGCTATCGGTTTGTTGGACTTGGACTATTTGCGACGATGCTTGTGACCGTGGGCCGGGGCTGCCGGAGCGGCCTCGGGCGTCACAACCACCGCATCGGCGGGGGTGGCGACAACGGGGGCGTCCGCATCGGTGCCGGATACTGGGGCGGCGTCCACGGCGACGGGAGCGTCGGCGGGAACATCGGCTGCAACGGCAGGGGCGTCGGCAGCGGGAGCATCGGCGGCGGGTACAACGGCCGCATCGGCTGCGGGGGCGTCGGCGGGAGCGATGGTGTCATTGGCATTGGATTCCTGTGCCGGAGCCGGCTCAACGGCTGGTGCTACATCGACGACCGGAGCCGCCTCAACGATCGGTGCCGCATCAACGGCCGGAGCCGGCTCGACGGCAGGAGTCACTGCACGCTTCAGACAGACTGGCCCGCAGCCCACGGCCGGAAGTCCGTCGCGGCCGAGGTAGATGGAGTAGACTTCGACTTGATCCTCGCTCACGCCTTCGGGCAACTTGTAGTCGTAGGCGAAGTGCGAATTGTCCAGCTTCACGTTCTCCTCGTTGCCGGGCGTGAAGATAATGAGCATCGTGAGGGGATAGCTCTCATTGTGAGGAACTCGAATCAGCATTGCGTTTCTCGCAGTTTTCTATGACTTGTTGAAGCCTCTCCGCTAGGCGGCGAAGCTGATCGGTCTTGTCTCCGGCCACGCCGATTAGCGAATAGCCGTGCATCATTTCGATGACGCTGTTGCAGGTGAACATGGCTTGCTGCCAGAGTTGGACCCCGTGCTCCGGGGCCTGTTCGCGCGGGTAAGGAATGACCTTGACGGGCTCTGGCTTTTGGTCGTCAGGGCAGTTATGGCAATTCTTGCGAGGGACTTTCCGCATGGTGCTCGCCTTCAACCAGTAGTGCTGGATGGCTCTCTACTGAGGAGCCAACGGCACGAGTAGAGTTCAATCTGGCCTCGTCCGCAGCCAATACATGCAATTGACGACCTCGTTCACGTTTTGCGTCCGCACGGTGTCGTGTCCGCAGACATAGACGAAGAATGTCGGATAGCTGGTCACGCCGTACTGGCGGCACATTTCCGGCTGTCGGTCCACGTTGACATGGACGACTTCGATGCCTTGTTGTTCCAGCCAACGCAAGGTGGGCTGCGCCTGTTGGCACGGGCCGCACCAGTCCGCACAGAAGGCAATCACCTTCGGCGGCGTGCATCCCTGCTGGTGCTTGGGCGGGATCGGGGCCGGGCAATTGGGCTCACAGCCCACGAACATGGCCAGGACCACGGCCAGTCCCAGAAAAAAGCAGATCAGCACGAAAAGACGTATCAGGCACATGGGTTTCTCCGCGAGTTCGGTTTGTGGCTCACGCGAAAAGCGGGAGCAACAAACTGAACCGTCCCCTCGGGGCCGTTTAAGCCGCGAGGGGACGATGGGGCGAGGATGCTATCCTCACTGGGGTTTCCTTATGACTTGGCGGGAGCCAGAGCCGGGGCGGCCGGGGCAGGTGCCGGGGCGGCAGTCGCAGCCGCGACCTGGGCCTGAACGAAGGCCAGTCCATCGGCGGTGGCGAGTTTGGCCGCAAGCATCCCGGCGAACGTGCCGTCGAGTTCCTTGCAGATGGCGTCATCGCCGCCAATCTCGATCAGGCGAGCAAACTCGTGGATGCGCTCCACGGCGTCACGCACGTCGCCGACCACGTAGTCGTCCAAGAGGGCGGGAATCTCGACGAGACCCTTCGCACGCAGCTTGGCGGCCAAAGCCTGGGCGGAACGCTTCCGCGCTTCGAGCTTCTGGTTCGCACCGAAGAGCAGGATGACCACGACGATACCGACGAAAAGGGAAACGACTCCCGACAACATCCAACACACATACAACAGGTTCATGGTAATTCTCCGAAAGTTGGTGCCGCACGAGGCGGCGTGTAGTTCAAACAGGAAGGAAACAAAGTGCGGCGGCTGGTCCTTACTTGCGGACGTGCTTTCGCTTGTGGGTATATCGCTTGACGGTCAGCACGCCGCCGACAATCGAGCCACTCATAAGTCCGATGGAGCAGATCAGAAGCAGGGGCCACACGGGCGCACTCGGAACCTCGTCAACGACAGGCTGCGAATTGTTGTCAATCGGGCTTGGGGCCGGATCGGGATTCGGATTGGGCGAGGGCTCCGGCTTGGGCTGCGGAGTCGGGCAATTATGATTCCGTCTCCAAATAAGGATCGGGCGCAGGTCGCATTGGGCCTTGGGTCCACTGGCCACGTCCTGGGAGATCAGCGAATTGAGCGACTGGGCCGTCATCGGAATGTCGCTACTGCACACTTGCGAGTAGACGACGCCTTGCGAATTCTGCAATCGAACCATCGGCAGCGACGGCGTATTGGCCGCATAGCGTTCGGCGAAGATGGCAGAGTCGCTGGTGACGGCGTTGAAGTGAACGCTGTTTCGCAGGTTGAGCAGCGAGCCCGACTCGAACCAGTTCAAGACTTCACGGTAGCGGGCGTCTTGCGGGTCGCCGACCACGGAGACATACCATTTGCCGGAGTCTTGCGGAAGGCTGACGATGCGTTCTTGGGCAATCACGCCGTTGGCGGGCTGTGCGACACAAGGGGTCGCGGTAAACATGGCGGCAACAAGCGCGGCCAGCAGACACAGACTCAGTAGGAGTCGTTTCATGTCGAAGTTCCTTTACGGGGCTGAATGTTCTACTTGTTCGGTTCGGACACTGGTGACGGCGGCAGCGGAGCGGTGGGTGCATAGATGGGCGTCACGGCCCAACTGTTGCTGGCTTTCCACTCAGCTAGAAAGTGCTCTCGTGGCACCCAGATGTAATGGCTCGTCGCATTGTCATCCAGGAGGCCAGCCCATTTTTCATCCAGGTAAACCAAGGCAATCATGTGCTGGCCGCCCATGACTGTTACTCCGCAGCCTCTCCGCGTCTTGCACGCCCATTCGAGGAAGGCCACGTCATTCTTATTCGCGGTGTAGGCATAGCGGATGCCTTCCCGGTCGAACTTGGCGGCCAGATCGTCGGCCGTCTCACCGTTTCCATAGGTGTTGCGCCAGTGGTCCGCCATGTGGTAGCGGCCCTGCCAGCGAAGCAAGGTAATCACCGTGGCGTGGACGCAAGAGCCGGAACCTTCGCTGCCCAACCAGTTGGACTGGCGTAGGGCAGCGGGCGGGTTGACGGTGGGGCGTTCCTTGGTGACTACGATGTCGGGACTGAACGGTCGGCCGCAGCCGACACAAAGCATGAGGAGGGTCAGGAGGGTTGCGATCTTCTTCATTTCAGTCTCCGGGGCTTGAAGAGAATTCCACGACTGCGGAGATACCGCACAAGATGGTTGGGATTCCACCGGCCGGCGTTGTTCGTTGGCCAGATTCCGAGGTAGGCGTGGGTGGCGGCCACCCACTCGCTGCAAAAGATATGGTGCAGATCGGCCTCGCACAGCAGGGACTCAAACAGGGAGAGTCCCATGAAGTCGGCGGATCGCAGGGCGTCCATCTTGCTGTAAGGAACGCCGATGGTTCCCATCAGGA